CCCATAACGACTTTGCTTCACACAGCCTCCGAACTCTCCGCTTCGGTGAGGATTTCCTGACACAAAATATCCAATTTGCTCAGATCAAATCCGCCGTCAGTATCGTGGACAATCTTGCAATAAGCAGATACCGACTCTCCCAGGCTATCGATTTTGCTGGTTTCAGTTGTGCTGGCTGTCCCTTCCATCATTGATGACTTACGGATGAAGTTGCACACGACACCTTTTGCACCCATTGTTTTGAGGATGTTCTGGTACTTAATGCCTTCTTCATCGTTCTCAATTACGGCGCGGAAACGCACGTAGTTGCCGCGAATTTGGTCATCAGCAACATCATCTTCCAGGTTAATGAATTTAGGCGCACTGGTTTCGTAGTGACTGAAACTGCCGTCCGGGTTTACGATCATGTAGCCAGCCAGAGATCCAACATCTCCCCAATTTTGATGAGTCAGTGCACCGACACTGATAACTCCAGGAATGACCTCTTTGTGGTTGTGGTAATGCCCACTAAGCACGAGACGAAAGCCGATATCCTTTAACTCCTGCGCATCGATACCGACGTCAGGCATTGTTGGAATGGCTTTGTTAATGGATGTATGGATAACAACGTCATGATTATCACCTTCTACGCTCTTACGTAATGCTTTCAGATCGCTGATAAGCTCCGCATGATTGTTACGCCAGCTAATCAGGTGGACAGTCACATCACCAATTTTTATTGAGTGTGGGCGCTTGCCACATACGATTACCACGCCGATAGAACTCAGCGATGCTGCTGCGTTGGCGCTATATACTGAATCGTTGGTTTCAAGATCGTGATTACCGGCCAGCATTACTACTGTCAGATCAAGCTCGTTGATAATCCACTTGTACGTTTCAGTTACGTAATGCAAAACAGAAGGGGACACAGTTCCTCGGACGTGAAATGTATCACCGGCAACCAACATGTACTTACAACCGGCCTTCTTCATGGCGATGGCTGCTTCTTTCGTTGCTTCCAACTGTATTTCAAGTCTGGAGTTAAGCCCCTCAGCGTTCGTCGTGGAGAACGCATCCCATTTGTGGTAGTGGCAGTCAGAAATGACGCCGTATGGCAAAGTCATGTATTTTTCCTTTGTGGTTATTTTGATACAAATTCTAAGAGCAATGAGGAGGTAAACAACTATGCATAACGGTATGTTAGGAATGAAACGAGCGCCTTAATATACAAAATTTATAAGTAAGTATATACCTATATATCGTGGCGCAACTTGGCTTGTCTGTATGACTAAAAATAAGACAGGATCACTGTAGAACGCTATGAGAGCTATTTTGAGGGGACGTAGATTCTATCTACGCCAATATACGATCTGGAGGGTTACAGCGCGTCAGTGGGCTTTTTACGCGCTGCGTTTATGCTTATGACGCCAGCTTTTGGACGTGGGTCAACAAGGTTAAGCTCTTCTTCGCTGTGGTATTCGAGGTCGAACTCACGTTTTACATGTCTGATGTAGATTGCGGTGAGCAGGCTATCTTTGGTCAGAAAGTGTCCGTAGGATTTGCGGATCACTTCTTCTACTTTCTCGATTTTCTCACCACCCATACAGAGATGATTAAACCGGCTGTGTTTCCGCAACATTTCGTCTACTGGGCCTGAGTAAACCTTGTCTACTTTCCCAAAACGGATGATTTTCCCTGTGTCTGCGGATACGAGGCAAATCAGCTTGTCTGGTGATAAACGATCTCGCCACGTCACACCTGAACGGAGTGTGTTGAAGTAGGGAGCATCCAATCCGATGATCGGTTTACGAAATGCGAGTAATGGAACGTACCTGATGCAACTGTTTAAATGAAAATTCACACCAGCCTTATCAAGTTTAATTCTGGTTTCGTAGATCGGGCACTTCGCCGCTATACCGCAGATGTCACAAAGCAACTTCTGCTTATTCAGGTTGGAATTTGATTCGATAGTGTAGGAGCCGTCTTCAAGACGACGAACCCAGCGCGTGCGTTTTAGATCCATATGTCATTTTTCTGTGATTGTTAGCCGAGGCAACGATAACCCACCAGGTGCGCCGAAGGTAGTAAATGCCTGTTTTAATTATTCACATATCCACAGGATAGATCCTAATAAAGAGATCCATAGATAGATCCTTGTATAGATCAAATAAGATCCCCGATCGCTGTAAGCCGCGCCACGACTGGTCTGAAGCCATGTTCATGTATGCTGTCAGCGGTAATTGATAGTCTGTCAGCGGTTCACCGTATGCTGCCAACTGTTTTTGGTATTCTGTCAGCGGCAAATCAAGTATGCTGTCAGCGGTTGAATGACAAAGGTGTCCACATGTCCACAAAAAATAAAAAAGGTAAAAATAACAAAGAAGTAGAAGATAATCTCGACAACTTTGAAGAAGGTTCCCTTGAATTGTACACAGGGGAACTTGTCCCTAATAGCAACAATACAGTCCAACCAATTGCGTTGATGCGGCTGGGATTGTTCGTGCCCACGCTCAAGGGGACAAAATACAGCAAGCGTAACAAGCCAAATGAGATCGATGCTTCAAAGGAGCTTGTTCAGCTCGAAGTAGCCCGTTCTGAAGGCTATTCCGATATCAAGATAACCGGTCCTCGTCTCGACATGGATCATGATTTCAAAACGTGGGTGGGCGTTGTGCGTTCGCTGGCAGAATACGGCGAACCTAACGGTCGTGTCGAGTTAAGCATCACGAAATTTGCGAAGTTTTGTGGCTATCCATCGTCACAGATCCGCAAAACACTCCGCGACCGGCTTACAAACAGTCTTTTGAAGATCATGCGTACAACTCTGTCTTTCCAGAGAACGTATGAAGAAAAGAACGTCGACGGCTCTAACAAGATCTCGCTTCTGATGGTGCACCTCATCAATAGCGTGGACTACAACGAGCAGAAAGATACGGTGGTGTTCTATGCAGAACCGAAGCTGGCCGAACTATATCGCTTTGACCATAAGGTTCTTTTGCAGTTAAAGGTTATCAATAAGCTACCACGCAAAGAAACAGCACAGGCTCTGTACACCTTCATCGAAAGTCTTCCAACCAAGCCTGCGCCGGTATCGCTTGCTCGATTGCGTGCGCGACTCAATTTGAGTAGCAGGAATGTCAGCTCGCAGAATCAGACTATACGTAACGGCTTAAAAGCTCTCCAAGATTTGGGCTATCTCGAATACAGCGAGATTAAGCGTGGGCGGTCGATCTATATCCAGATTCACAGCCGCAATCCAAAACTCAAAGTCGCACCGCCAAAACCTGAAGACATCGAACCCAAAAAACCAGATGAGAAAGCCGGGGAAATTGATGCCAAACAGAACATTATCAATAAGATAACCGAACTTTCGCAGAATTTGACGCCTGAAAATATCAAGATGATTGAGATCCTTTCCAATAGTCTCAAACTGCTTTGATATGCTGTCAGCGGTGAAATGTATGCTATCAGCGGCTATTTTTCTGAAAAGTATGCTGTGAACGGTTAAAGATATGCTACCAGCGGTATAGTGAGATAAACGTATGCTGTGAGCGGTAAATCATCTATCACCACTCAATGCTCTTTTATACCTCCCCAGTGGTTACTAACCTCGAAGAGTGCATTCCATATAGGTTTGCGCTCACTAACATTCTATTCCCATTGCGCTGATTACTTGTAGTGAAAGGTATTTATTGCCTGCTGCTCCCTGATAGAACGTATGCTGTCAGCGGTGTTTTATTGAGGAATTTTTGTTTGGATATGCTATCAGCGGTAATTAATGGCATATGTCAGACCTTCGTATGCTGCCAGCGGTAATTTTGTTCTGGTTATACCCATACCGGTACACATTATTCATGCAATGTCTTAAGTATGCTGTCAGCGGTAAAAAATCGAGTAAAGTATGCTGTGAGCGGTGAGATAGACTCTCGATATGCTATCAGCGGCAGTTGATTGTGTATGCTGTCAGCGGTGACGACTATGAAATATGACTGCGGAACGTGCCGCAGTCAGTTTGCATTTAGTGTATTTTCTTTAACAGACCCCAAAGTGTTCCGGCTTTTGTAGTCAGTTTTCCTGTTTCTGGATCGTACATACGCCATTCACGCCGCTGGTGGACGATATACCCATCTTCACGTTCCAGACGCTCAAGAATGCCAGGCTGCTTGAAACCCTTAGCACGCCAGTAGCCGCTTGTTTTCTCGATTTCCAGACCTGCCAGTGTTAATGCCATTATCCAACCTCCTTGCAGTCATCGAAAAGGTAGCTTTGCTGAGAAGCGTGAACACCATAGAAGCCCTTGTATTTGTTGTATACGAAGTGGTCTTCTCCGACGCCGGTTAATTTGCCATTACGATTTGTGAGATATGGGGATGACAACACTCGATCGTCACGCACAACATAGAACTGGTCGCCGCTGTCTACGACCATCGCTCCATATGGTGCTTTTATGACGTCGGTAAGAGCGCCATTCTTAACGTCGGCTACAGACATTTCACACTGATAAACAGTGGTGTCGGCCACAACGATCGAAGAAAGAAACAACAGCGCGAATGGGATGGTCTTCATGCTGCCACCTCTTTGATTACATTAAATGCTGAATTAAATACGAGCACGATAGCCAAAGCGTTTATGACTACGTCGTGCACCGGGGAAAAGACTTTACGAATGACACCAGTGAAAATGCAGTCGATGACAAAAGCTATTGAAACGATGAGTAACAAGTATTCAATAAAAATCTTCATGATAGGTAGATACTAACTTATATAAATTTTACTGTAAACTCACTCAAAAGTGCTGATGCTTAAAATACGCTCAAGATGTTCGGCATCTTCATCACTGATTTGTTGAGTCTCTTCTACGTACCAACAGTTGCCGTTATGCCAACAAACACCATCATCATCAACCATCACTGAATCAGCGTCATGACCTGTATATTCAACGAGAATACGCTGGATCAGCGCGTCAGTTTCTTCGTCGTTAAGGCCATCGGCTTTGACCATAAAAAGCGGAAACACGTCATAGACAGTGCTGGTAACGATTCGAACTAAAACTCTCATGTGTTTTTCCTTTTGTGGTTAGTGTTTACTTATTTTGTTAGTTATGAATAGGCGATCAATCTTCTTGTTTAGGGAAAAACTGTTCAATAACTCTGTCAACGGCTGTGTCTATATGGAGTAGATGCCACACAACCATATCTTTGCTTCCCATGCCTTGTGTGAATATCACGTCATACTTACGCCATGCGCAGTGGAACCAATATGCTGAGTCATCAATTGGTAAATCCTCTCCCGCCTCTTTGAAGTATTTCAGCAGCATTGCCTGCTCTGCCGTTGGCGTTGGACCTATTTCCTGAGCGTACATACGGATGAATCGCTGCCAGTCTGTCTCGTCGGGGGTTGGATCTGGTGGGTCATTTCTGCGATAGCGTTTCGTAGCTGATGCGCCCAATCAGGTTCAGGAAAGCCTTTTGCTACTTCATCATCAATAACATCCAGAGCCACGTTTGCGGCATCGTAGAGTTTCTTAATAGCTGTCATGTTTTCTTATCCTTTTAAACAAATTGTTTTCTTAATAAGATAATTGCGATAAAAAAGGCGTCCTGTGGACGCCTTGTGTTTACTCTTCTACTGACTCGGTGGGGGTATCTTTTGCTCTCCGGTCATCGATTGCCTGCAAAGCCGCAATGATTTCAGCAAGTGGCTTCTCCCGATACATCTCGACGATCTGCGATTTGGTGTATTTCTTGTCACCAATTTCAACTCGCCCGCTGGCGTTCTTTGGCAGGTATCCTTCTTCCAGCATGTACTCGACGAGCGATTCGATAACGTCGAGGCCACGAGTAGGATCGAAGTAGAATTTCCAGGTGCATTTGCCATACGGTGGTGCAACTTTGTTTTTGATGCATTCTGCGCCTACGTCCTGGCCGATCTTCTCTTTACCATCCTTCATCACCGATGCACCAAGACGGATACGTACAGAAGCGTAGAACTTCGGTGAATCTCCACCTGGCGACGTAGTAGGGTCGCCAAACATTACACCGATTTTTGTGCGAACCTGATTCAAGAAGATGATGCAGGCGTTGTATTTGCGTGCCCACAAAGCCAGAGTAGGGAAGTTCGCACTCGTCGCACGAGCCAGTGCCGTATTGTCGTTCATGTTTAGCTGATCTTTGTCTTTGGCAGTGCCTTCAGCCATCTTTTCGAACTTCTCGGCTTTGGAGTTCGGAACCATAGACGCAAGAGAGTCAGCCACGATACAGATAGGTGCTGATTCAGGAATAAGCTCTTCATCACGTACCAATTTAAGAATTGTGCCGATCAACTCTACAGAGTCTTCGAAGGTATCAGGCTGCTTGTATACCCACTGACCGTCATCCTCATCTGCGTTCAGGCCATTGGCGACAGCCAGGCCAACGTCAAAACTGTTTTCATGATCGAGGAATACCGCCAGACCATCTTGTTTTTGAGCGGAGATCATCGCTGCTGTTGCAAGGAATGTGTTGTGGCTGATAATCCCGTTAGACCAGAAAGAGTGTGTTTCCGGCATCGCTACGTCGAACGTTGGTGCTTCACCTTCCTCAATAGCCACGACTTCGTCGTAGAACAAGTTAGAGCCAATTACCGCTGCCAGTTGTGCAAACAGATGCTCGTTAAAACGATTCTTTCTGCCAATGAAGGAGACATAGATTTCTCGCAGTTTGTCTATTCCGACACGATCGCCGCGGCCAATAACGTGGTCTACCAGAGCGTAGTCTTCACGGGTGGTCTTGGTGAGCGACTCGTAGAGTGATTTCACTAAGCCGCTGATGTGCGGAACATAGCCTGAGTAAGTGCGGTCAAAACCAATGTCCCGTTTGGTTGCCACTGATAAACGTGCCGGAGATTCGAAACCAATCGTTGACAGAAAAAGGTCGTAATTAGAGCCACTGAATGACAGCCGGTAATATGTATTTTCATAACCCGCGACGTGTTTTTCAGAGATAGTTGACGTAATCCCCAGATTCAGGAGCATGAGGCGAATTTGCTGTAGCAGCAGCCCACTCGCGCTCACAACCTCAATGCAGCGACCATCATTGACGTGGCATTCCAGCTCAAAGTAGCCGCGAAGGAATGCAATTTGAGCCTCGCTATTGGCGCGACGCACACTCAACGGAACCTGCTTGCCAGCAGCTTTCTCATACTCCAGACCATATTCTTTAAAAAGCAGCGAACGCACCTCTTTGCTAAACAGCACATGGTCTTCCGAGCCGTTATGTTTTCTCGTAACTGGCATCTTGTCTGATACCAGCGAAATGAGGCGGTAGTACTCATCCTTGATGAAAGGATCTGTGTTAGAAAAATTCACTGAATTTTCAGAGGCCACGTATCCGTCAGCAATTAAATAGCCCATCAGTTTTGCGATATTGGCATCCAGGTGCTGATCGCCGAATTGATGTGTGCCAACCATTGAAGGAATCGTGTCGCCTACACTGATTTTTTCAGCATGTCGCCAGACGACATTACCTAAGTCGTCAACCACACGGATTGGGTGACGGAACGTAGCCTCGATATAACCGCCTGATGCCAGCTTAATACGCTTGAATTTGCGACGGTTGTTCCATGTCAGGTGTGAGGTCTTCTCTATCACGCCATTTTCATTGATGAGTCCAACGTTATGCTCTACATCGCGAGTAGTGCATGTCGCTTTGTACCCTTCAATCTCAAACAACTCTTTCACTGTTACCATTCCACGCTCCGTCAGCAGCATGGTGTCTGCGGTAACACATTTCCCCGCGCTTGGTGGCCCGAATACTTCTACGATACGACCACATGGGAAGCCGCCATCGTAACGACCAGAAATAGCTTTGTTTAACGGAGGAAAGCCTGTGTCAATCCAATGAGTTACTTTCTGAATTTCGTCGTTGCTACCGATTTTCTTTTTCAGAGCAAGTGCCAGTGCGGATTTTCCTTTTGCCATGATCAGGCTCCTTTTGTTTCGTTGATTCGTTTTAAAGCGGCGGATTCGTCGAATACAATCGCATCGTGATTAAGGAGTCTGGATACACGAGCGAGGATTTTTACGACCTGCTCGCTGACTAATCCAAACTCGCGATCTGTCGCTTTCATTCCGGCAGCGCCTAGAATTGACGGCAGTGCGATGACAGCGTACTCACCGTGATAAAAGACAATCTCTTTTGCCAGTTGGGCAGGGGTGGTTGTAGCGCCATTGATAATCGATTTAAGCATTAGCAATACCTTTCGAATGGAAGAACAAACACTTCAAGGTCTTCAAGGAACGAACGGAAATTCAGCTCGTAGCACAGTTGCTCGAATGCTTTCACGTCACGATTGCCTTTGATTGTTTCGATTTCGGTAGGCGGAAACTTCGTCTCAATCAGGTTCATTAGCGTGATGTTTCTCTTGAACGCTTCGAGCATTCGACAGCCTGTTTTCTCGTTGAAGGCATTCTTCGCTAGTTTGTTGAAGGCGGTCTTATGGCGTCCTTTGTCAACCACGATTGAGCCGTCGTTGATGCCGCGTACCATCGT